ATACATCTAGACATTACATATCGCTCCCCCCGTATTTAGGATCACGACACAGTTGCAGCCTATCGCACGTTTGAGATCAATTTCCTAGCTACCCGAACATCATTACAGTCTCCTCTACTTAACGCACTCTTTATCATTCCTGAAAACACTTCACTTATTCCTAAATCATTCATTATTGTTACCGTCCTCGCTCTCGACATTGCTCCATATATTTCTGTGTCAAATGTCGATGCTGGTGGTAATCCTTTTAAAACCGTTGAAACGTCTCTAACAAAATGTTGACAATTCTTTGTTAGTAAATTATATGGTCGTACGGGAGGATTATTCAATAATTCATCCATCATACTTCCCCCATGACCGGTTGTTAATATTTCGTTAGCTACTCTATCTGAGTTCAGAATTTTTTGATCCACTCTTCTTGTAATCATCTCCCATTTCATATCTGGGGGTAAATCTATACCGTTCACCTCACCTTGAAAAAGTGAGGAAAATAATGAATCTACTTGATCTGCTGAGTATCCACTCTCACTATATCCTAATGGCGATATTATGTTTTTACCATCTGACGTTCTCATCCTCATCACCTCATACTTTACTCGTACTCCACCGATTCCTGTATTTATCCTAGATTCTATGTTTGTAGCCGTTAACTCACCTACGCCTAAATATCTCTTTGTCACTATAAATCCACCACCCATTTTCGCTTCAACGTCCGTATACACCATAAATGAATGAGCAGGTTGACGCCCTTTTATTTTCGTTATATTTCCTTTATATTGTCTTGTCATTTTCTCCTGTGCATTAGCTATATCATATATTACATTTCCAAGCCCCCCTCTTTCACCTAAAGGCCTAGCATATACTTCTAGAGTTGGTAACATATTTTCATTATTTATTGATATTCTATCCCTTGTTTTAATCTGCTGATTTTCATCCCTTAAGCTCGACAATCCAAACTTATAAGCGCTTTGTACATCTATCCTCTCAGCAGCATCAAACTTCTGCCCCATCATATTACCATTCTGAAACATAGGTCTGCTTGCTGTCATAAATTCTTTCTTGGTTCTTCTTGTCGCTCTCATTACCCCGTCTATCCACAACTCATTTGATGCTATCGACATACCGCCTATACTCTTAGATCCGGTATAACGCACTTTCGCAAACGCGCCCCTCATTGAACTCAGTGTTGCATTGTATATTCTTCGCACTGTTCCTACACTTTTTAACATGCTGCTCACTCCTTTTGCCATTATGGTACCCGCTCCAGGTATTAATATCCCTAGTCCAATTTCGAGCGTCGCATTCACAAATATCATCCACCACGGCTCTTCCTGCGCTCTTATAAAATTATCCATTTGTGTAGATAAATAGTCAACATAATCAAGAATGTTTGCCACCTCATTATTTATATCATTTATTGCCGCTTCCAAACTCGAATTAATTAAATTTTGTATCGTTGAATGCTCATCTACTGCTCTCCTTACGAATAACTCGGTTGGGGGTACTTGTATTCTCATCTCATATTTAGCTGTTATCTCATTAAATAGCGCTCTACGCATATGCTCTGTATTACTATCATCTATGCTTATTGAACTGTCTATTTGATACCATGCTTTTCCCGTATCTCCTACATTTAGTATCCCTCTCACTCCCGTCTCTATCAACCCCAATCTATATAGCACATCTGCCGTCATTGTTACATTTATCTGCACTTCTCCTGGTAAAAACGTCGCTCCCCCTGTTGTTGGTGCTGAACCGTTTACAGTTATCCCTGTCGCATTTGTTATAGCACTATCACTGAAACTATTAGTTGCATTAGCGTTAATCCATACGCTTACTTCTCCATTTAATGTACTCAATCCTATTTCCGCTGATAAATATATTAAATTCTCAGTTGATCCGCCAGTATCTATAACTAAACTATAGTCTACGTCTGCACCTACTCCGAATAATCTCATACCGTTCACAGTTAATTCAGTAGATTCTATTAACGTTTCTCTTATTCTTAATGTTTTATCCGCTACATGTACCTTAAAATCCACATCTGCGCTTGCCTCTATTACGTATGATATTGAACGGTTGGACATCAAATATACACCAGTTATATTCATAATAAATCTTGTTGGCGCTACAGGCATCCTTATTACCGTAGGTTTTCCATCATCACCCCTACTTTGTCTTATCATTCGCAATCTATGTACCATTCCACCCTCCACACTTATTAATGGGTTTGCTGTGTAAACAGGCGTCCTATACACACTTGTATGTCCTATCCACCCACTTGCTCCACTGTTAGCCGTTGTTATCATTCTCGCCCGTACAATAATTCTGATCTCTGAATCAGCGTATATCTGAATAAATGCTATCTCATCCATTAGTTGATTTCCAGTTACCGTTGTCGTTTCCTTTACGTTTCTATTACTTACCCCCGTTTCCAACAAACGTAAAGATTTCAATGACGTGCCATCTATCATATTACTTGTTGTTTCTCTTACTATTGAATAATTTGTTCTTACTATAAATCTATTAAATGAATACGCCGTAAATCTATCTCCACCCCTTTCTCCGGATATTCTTACATATGTCGGCGTGTCACCAATCACATTCTCTAGTTGCGCCATCGTCTGTACCATTGTTGACAGGATGAACTGCTCTTGTGCAACTAATTCTGCATCTACCCTCTCAGTTAGTTCTTCCACCTCTGATCCTATTCTATTTTTCATTATCATTTTACTCTCTACCGCATGCTCGTATTTTACCTTATTTCTCCACATATCAACTATCGCTCTACCGCGCACTCTTGATTGTTCGTCAGTTGTACTAGGTCCATCGTCCCATAAATGTTCTCCAACTGATATTTCAAAGTTCACACTTATACTTCTGCTTTCTACTCTTTGTATTAAGTCTTTAAGATTAATAATCCACGCTACCGGCTCAACACTTTCACTAAAAACTTCTATGTTAATAGTCTCGATATCATCATCAAATTTTATGTCATCTCCCTCTTTAATGTTCGCATCATAGTTTAACATACAACTGAATCCCCTGACTTTTCTTCTTATCATAGTATGCGCTACATCTAATTCTCCTTGCACTGAATTTGGTCCACTCGTATACCATGTTCTATCCTCACTAAGTATTAAAAAATCTATATGTACATTGGTTGTGTCTAATACTTTCACGTTTCTCGTTCCAACAAACAAACTTCCATATATCCATAAGTCAAATCTTATTTGGTAATTGATTACATTTCCTTTTCTTTCCTCAACCCTCACTTCTACTTTAAGTAATGATAGTACTCCAGGATATCCACTATAATGTAGGTGTATTATCTCTCTTTCATCTTTAAAACTATCGTTGTAATTAAACTTCATTCTTATAGATATCATATCTACATCCATGTCATCCTCTGTACTGTTTACTATCTCTTGCAACTCATTCCAATTACATCTTGTCACATTTTGTAATCTTGACTCTTTCTCTCTTAACTTTTCAGCTTCATATGCCAGCCTCTCATATAACAGTTGTAACTCTCTTCTTCTACCTATCAATTCATCTAATTTTCTTTCCAATTCATATTGTCTTATTAGTTTTTCTATTTTCTTGTTATATCCATTTGTTTGTGCATTTGTATTTTTAAGAGCATATATCAATTCTAATGTTTCTTTTCGGTTTCTAGCTTGTAAATCCATCTCACGTACATAGGTCTTCGATGTTATAACTCTCTCTTCTTCTACCC